CATTACATTAAAAATGATGATTCAATTCAATGTGCTGTTGATTCATATAATCTTTGTAAATCTATTGGTGTAAAAAAAATGGTTTTCTGGGGTGCAAATTATTTTTTAAAGTTTCTTGAAAACACAAAATGTTTTATTTGTTGGGATAAAAGAGGTGAGTTGCCTGATGATGATTTTTGTGGAACGGAAATAGCATGGACAAATTGCAGTAAACACACGAAGTCTTTTAAGATTGAATGGAAAGGAATGATAAAAAAAGGTGAGCATGGTAAAAGATTACATCCTAATCAAAAGCCAATACTTTTAGCAGAGCAGGTTTTTGATTATCTAGAAGTTAATAATAGCGTGCTTGATTTATTTCTCGGTTCTGGTTCAACACTAATTGCTTGCGAAAAAACTGCTCGTAAATGCTACGGCATGGAGCTAGACGAAAAATATTGCGATGTAATAATTAAACGCTGGGAAAAATACACTGGCAAAAAATCTAAATTAGAATTAACTGGTCAAACATACGAAGAGTTAAAGGTTGAAAGAGATAATCAGTCAGTTAAGTCACAAGAACAAACAAAAGAGAAAAGGTAAATGGCAAGACCTGATATTAAATTAGATTATAACATAGTTGATACTGCACTTTATTTTGGTGCAACTATAAAGCAATTACAGTTTTTACTAGAGAAGAAAGGTGTAAAAGTTCATGAAAGAACAATTCAAAGAGCTATTACCAGGGATACTGGTAGAACTTATGAAGAATACCGTTCATTTCATGAAGGTGGATTACAATTAAAATTAATTCAAAAAGCTGTTGAAATGGCACTTGCCGGAAATGTAGCAATTTTAATTTTTCTTTTAAAAAACAAATGTGGTTACTCAGATAAAGTTGAAACTAAAATGGTTGAGGTTTCAAAAGAAGATACAAAGATTCTCATTAAGGAAGCCCAGGAACTAGTCGAGAAGATGCAGTGAATATTATTTTAAGAGAGCTTCTCCCAGACGATAAAAACTTCATTCTAACTACAATGATTAAATCCTCTTATGAGGACACAACAGGAAAGAAAGAACGCTTCTCAATTTATCATGACGGTTTATCTAATTGCCTGATTAATAAATTTCAGTCCGGTGAGATAAATATCCTAGTTGCCTGTACTGATGATGACCCTACATTCATAGTTGGGTATGCTATTTATGATTTAAATTACACGCTTCATTATGTGCTAGTAAAGATGGCATTTAGAAGAATGGGCATTGCTAACATGATCTTAGATAAAATCTTTAAAACAAAAAAGAACATTACAGTCAGCTTTTATACAAAAGATTTAAGGTTTTTAATTAATAAATATAATCTTGAATACGATAGGTTTAAATTTTACAAATAGGAGTCATCATGGAAATTATAGCGGTTTGTTTTGCTCAGGCAGTACGGTTACCGAATCATAAGAACGAAACATTTGTTGCCGTAGACGCTCATACGTCAATTGATTGGGACTCTAAACTAAGTGCTGTTGTAATTAAGATGAAGGACATTCAAAAAGAAGTATTAGTATTTTCAACCAACATTGCTTACCTAGTTAAAGCTGAATCAAAGAAATAAATTAATTGGATCAAAAATTGATAAATTTGTTTCATGGCGATTGCTTAGAATTAATGAAAGATATTCCAGATAAATCAGTTGATATGGTTTTAACTGATCCTCCCTATGGAACTACTGCTTGCAAGTGGGATGTGGTCATTCCGCTTGAACCGATGTGGGAGGAACTAAAACGTATAACTACGCCTGAGGCTGCAATTGTGTTATTTGGTAGCGAAATTTTTTCTGCAGCAACGATATTGTCAAATACTGAAATGTACAGGTATTCTTTGGTATGGAAGAAGTCAAAAGTTGGTAGATTTGCACAAGCAAAAATTAGATTTTTAAATGAGCATGAAGATTTAATTGTTTTTTCTACAGGCAAGTGCAGTCATAATTCTAAAGTTGTTATGAAATACTACCCTCAGGGACTTCATCGCATAGATAAAATCGTTAAGGATAATACGGGTGGACGAACAAGCGGACTACGAGACAACAGAAAAATGTTTCCTGACTATTTACAAGAATATACGGGCTACCCCAAAAGCATCCTAGAATTTTCTTCAGAAACAAAGAACGTTCACCCAACACAAAAGCCCGTCGCCCTACTCGAATACCTCATTAAAACCTACACACTCGAAGGCGAAACTGTTTTAGATTTTACAATGGGGTCGGGGTCAACAGGTGTCGCTTGCAAAAACCTAAACAGAAAATTTATTGGCATTGAGAAAGATGAGAAGTATTTTGAAATAGCTAAAAAAAGAATATTTGAACAAATAAATTAATAGGAGAGTTGGTCGAGTGGTTTAAGGCAACAGTTTTGAAAACTGTCGAAGATGAAAGTCTTCCTGGGGTTCGAATCCCTAACTCTCCGCCATAATATTATGAACAATCAAGATAAAGAAGCCTTCGAGAAGTGGTTTCAAGACTTTTATAAAGTTGATTTTAATCCAGGGGATCCTAGGTTTATGAATCAATCGATTGCTTGGAAATATGCCTGTGAGTATAAGCAAAAAGAAATTGATTGTCTTCAAGCTGAAAACAAAAAACTTCGTGATGCTTTAGAATCTATTGCTAATTCAAAAAATTACCCAGAGCCAGATTATTTAATAGCCAGAGAAGCACTAAAAGAAGTAGGTGAAGTATGACAGAGCAAGTTAATCATCCCAAACATTATAACCAAGGGAAATTTGAGGTTATTGAAATTATCGAAGATCAACAACCAAATTTTCATTTGGGAAATTCCATTAAATACATTTGTCGTGCCGGAAAGAAAAACAAAGAGAAAACCATTGAAGACTTACAAAAGGCTATTTGGTACATCAATCGGTACATTGAAATTCAAAAGCCTGAACATGAAAGAAAAAGACCTAACGATATGAACGAGAGAGTAAAACTTTAGAAAATATTAAAAATAATGAATGATGCCGCCCGACTAAAATTAATTATTGAAGAGTTAAAGCGCAGAGGCATAGGGCAACAGGTTAACTTTTTAGATCAATCATTCACAAAACAATTTAAAGCATCCCAGGACAAGTCAATCCTTAAAGGCATTCAGTGCACCAGGCGAGCAGGTAAATCAACAGGAGAGGCAAAAGAAACGCTTCAGACTGCACTAGAAGAAGCAGAGACAAAACACTTATATGGTGCTCTTACACTCGGGTCTGCAAAGAATATTATTTGGGACATAATGCTCCACGAGTTGGAAGAAAAAAAGATTCAGTTTCGGTCAAACGAACAACAGGGCATCATTCGCCTTAATAACAAGTCAGAGATTAGATTGTTTGGGTTAGATTCGTCGTATAAAGAGATGCGTAAGATTCTAGGTGGGAAATATAAAACAGTTAAAATCGATGAAGCTGGATCTATATCTCAGGACTTAAAAAAGATTTGCTATCAGATGATTATGCCTGCACTTGCCGATGTTTCAGGTAGGTTAACATTACTAGGTACTGCTGAAAACATTCCTAAAACATTCTTTGAGCAGGTCACAAGTGGGAAAGAGCCAGGATGGTCTATTCATAAATGGTCTGCATTTGATAACCCGTACATTAAAGATAAATGGCAAGAGCACGTTGATTGGATTAAAAACTTTAATCCTACTTTTATGCTTACCTCTGAATATAAAACGCATTACCTCAATGAGTGGTGTGCAGATGATAAGTTATTAATCATTAAAATTAATGAGAATACTATTATTGATCCGATTGATTTAGTTAACCCTACTTATATTCTAGGTGTTGATATTGGCTATAATGATGCCACTGCGTTCACGTTGGTTGCATTTCATCACAAGTCACCAAACTTATTAGTTGTTGAAGCGGTAAAAGAGAAAGAGTTGGATATCACTGACACTGCAAATAGGGTTAAGGCTTATTTGAGAAACTATCCTATAGGTAAAGTCATCATCGACGGTGCAAATAAGCAAGGTGTTGAAGAGATAAAGAACAGGCATTTTATCCCACTACACGCTGCTGAGAAGACCGATAAGGCATCATTCCTAAAAATCCTCGCCGATGATATTACTAGAGGCAGAGTCCAATACTTTAAAGGACGATGTGATTCACTTATTGAAGAACAAGAACAGTTACAGTGGAAAGATGATACTAGGCAAGTTGAAGATCCCAGGATTCCTAACGATCAAAATGATTCTTTTCTTTACGCATGGAGAGAAGCACGTAACTATTTATGGAAAGAAGAAACAAAAATGCCTAGCATAGATTCAAACGAATATATGGATAAATACGCAAAACAACTATCAGATATGAGGAGAAAACAAAATGAGTATCAATATTGAAGAAATGGACAGACTGTTGCACGTATTAAGAGCTCACTCAGTAGAATCATTTAAGAGTGGTGATATTGAGGTCAAAATAAGTCCGGTTAAATACATATCAGAAGCAAACGTGTTGCCTAGCATTGGATCTTCTGAAAAGATTACTGAAGATGATTTATATTACTCTGCTTCAAACCTTAAACTGAGAGCTAATTAATGGAATTACAAAAAAATTGGTGGGACTTAGAAAAGGATCCACATAAAAGAGTATTTGAAACTGCAGGAAACATAAGAAGAAACCAAACTGCCCAGGAAGACTTGGACGAGAGGCATTTTAGACTCTATTCTGGTCTACCTCTTTATTCTGCTTTTACTTTTAATCTTACGTTCGACACTCTGGACGCTAAATTCACTATGAACATAGTGCAAGCAGCTACTAATACGCTTGTATCTAAGATTGCAAAGAATAAAGTCAGACCATCATTTTTAACGGATGACGGTGACTGGGGAATGCAGCAACAGGCAAAGAAACTGTCTAAATACGTCTACGGACAATTTTATAAATCTAAGGTTTATGAAGAATCTAAGAAAGCATTAAGAGATGCTCTTATATTTGGTGATGGGTTTATCAAGCACTGGCATGATGCCCAGGGAAATATTCATCTAAAGAAAGTATTTAAACCATGTCTTGTAGTAAACCAGGCAGAGGTTATGTATGGAATGGAACCTAAAACTATCTATGAAGTGAGAGTTGTTGATAAGGGAACGTTAAAAGAAAAGTATCCTGATTTTGCTGTTGAGATTGCAGAGGCAAGCATTACTGATATTCCATTCTTTATTGATTCATTTGAATCTAATCATCAACTAGCTGTCGTAGTTGAAGCATACCGTTGTGCCCATGTGACTTATGACAAAGATGGAAATAAAATCCTACATAAAGGTAAACACTTTATTGGTATTTCCACTGCTACATTTCTCTATGAAGACTTTGATAAAGAGAAAATCCCTTACGTTAGAATTCAATATGTGCCAAATGCAGTTGGATACTTCTCTAAAGGCATTTCTGAAATAATTACAGGTCATCAAATTGAAATCAACAGGATGCTCAGACGTATATCAAGATCGATGAACATCATGAGTTCACCAAACATTTTGGTTGATTATATGTCAGAGATTATTGATACGCATTTTAACAACGAAGTTGGGACTATTGTTAAATATAAAGGTGCACCTCCTTCATATAACTTTCCTATGGGAATTAATCCTGCAGTGATTGATTGGTTCCTGACTGTTTATCAAAAAGCATTTGAAGAGATTGGGTTATCACAGTTGACTGCACAGTCTAAAAAACCTAGTGGACTTGATTCTGGTAAAGCACTTAGAGAATACAATGATATTGAAACAGAAAGATTTGCTGAATTATCTCAGGCCTGGGAGCAATTCCATTTAGACCTAGCAGACGCAATCATAGATCACTCGAAACAAATTGCAGAGGAAGGTGGAAATGTAGTTGTGTTATCTCCCGACAAGTATGGTGCTCAAAAGATTGATTTTAAAAAGATCAAACTTAAAAACTCTGAGTATGTTATGCAGGCATATCCGACATCAATGTTGCCTAAAACTCCTGCCGGTAGACTTGCTTACGTCCAAGAAATGCTTGCCGCTGGATTATTAGAACCACAAGAGGGTTTAAGTCTTCTAGAGTTCCCAGACATTTCAG